TCAACGTCAATCATCCTTTCCGATTTCTGTCAAATTGTCATAACTTTTAATTCCATACAATTTTTTGATAAGCAAAAAGTTAGGTGCAAATGTTGTTTCTTTTGTGTCGGCGTTAAATACTTCACAATTTTCTGTTACAATCTGATACCCTGTTTCCGTTTTCGTGATAGAAAAGTTTCTTGAAACTTGCGTCAGTGTGTTGTTGTCCGTGTCCGTAAATGATAACTTTCCAGTAGTAACATCGCACAACAAATAACATAAATTTGCATTTTTATCTGTATAGGCAAGTAAAAATTTTTCAAATTCCTTATCCGTTGTAATGTCAACTGTACTGCCTATGTCTGACACAATATCAGTGTTGTAAATCAATTCTGACGTGTGCAAGAATTTATCCAACATATCTATCGGTATAACATCAATCGGCAGTATTCTTTTTGTCCAATCAAAATCATAAGCCGTTGTATTAGCACCGTCATAGTTAATCGCAGTAATTGACCTGTCATCATATTCTTTTGCAGTTTTGTAATTCATGTTGATTTTCTCTGCAATCTGATAACATAATTCTTTCAAGGTTATCTTTTTTCCTGTCCACGGACTAAACGCCGTTTCTTTTTCCCATGTTTCAAAAATTTCAGCACCCCTAATATCAAAATTTCGCACTAAAATTTTCATAGCGTCAAATTCCGCAACGGTAATTTGCATGGAATCAAAAGCAAAACACGTGATTCCGTGTGCCCTTAAATATAAATACAAGTCATTGATTGCCCTCTGTACGTCTGTTTGTTTACCCTGTGTCGGGTTATATACGGGTGGAAACTCCTTGGCAATGTTGTTAACCCTAACGGACAAGACATTGATTTTTCCGAGTAATTCAAGTCTTGCTTTTTCGGTGTAAATTCTTGCAAAATCCTTTGTAGTTTCGTCACCGTTTACGATTTCAAGATGTAAACGATTTTCCGTTTCTAACAGTAAATTCTGTATTTTAAGAATTTCAGAATCAACATATTTTTTGGTGTTTGCCGTTTTCTCATCCACATAAACTTTCATTCCGTCAACTTTGTCAGAAACTTTTTTGTTTTCTGTGTCAACATAACTTTTTAAGTCTGCAATTTCGCCGTTTACATAGTCCGTCAAGTTGCTGATTCTTTGCGATAACAAGTTAAACAATTTTTTGATTTCCTCATCCGTGTAGGCATTTGTATCTTTTTTCAGATTGTAAACATCTGCTTGTAATGTCTGCAACTGATTAAGTAGCCATTGTAACTGTTCCTCATATGATTCACACTCACTATAATAGGATGGCAAGTTGTATAACGGCGGTGTTGGTCGTATCAAAGCCATTTTGTTCACTCCTTTCTAATGTTTCACGTGAAACATTTTAGAAAATACTGATAAACAATTCCTCTAATTCAGAAATGACTAGCATATCAATATTCAAAAATGTCTCTCGGTATTTTTGTAGTAATTCGCTCGGTGAAATCCCTTGATAACCCTGTTTGTTTATTGCTAACTGGTTATCGTAGTTTTGTTTTGCATTGCTTCCATATGTGATTTTGTTTTCAGAATTATACGTGTCTTTGCTTTGTAAATCATTTGTCAGTTTTCCTTGCGTGTCGTGCGTTGTAGTGATTGTTCCGTTTTGGGTGGATTCGTCAGCACCTGTCTTTCCTTTTGTTCCCTTTATTGTTTCAGTTGTAGAATCTGTTCCACCCTGTGTAACGGTACTGGAATTAGTATTTTTTGAAACGTCAGCGTCACTAGCATAATTAGCAGATTCGGGGAAATCTGCCGATAACATTCCTTGCGGTGTATCACTATGTACACGTTTACTGGTGTCCGTTCCTTGCGTTGTTGTTGTTTGTCCATGTCTGACGTCCGTTGTTGTTGCGGTGTTTTCATTTTCAGAACTTCCATAAGTTGTTTTATTTGTCACATTGTCAAACGTCTGTTTGTCTGTTCCTTTTTGTTCGTTTGTCTGCGTTCCTGTGTCTTTGCGTTCTGTGTTTCCACTTTGTTTGCTAGAATCTTCTCCAGTTTTTTCTAAAAGGTCATTACCTGTCTTTTTGCTGATTTCGTCATAACTATAGTTTGTCAATGCCGATATTTCCAGTTCTTCCGATTCATATAACTGGTTGTAAAATGGCATAATCTCAAACATTTTACGGTTCAATGCAAAAATAAATTGCGTCACTGTTTCATAACCTAATTCACGGTATCGAAAATGGTTGACTATTTTTTCATTTAGTTCTTGGCGGTGTGATTCTGAAAAAATCGGGTAATGCTTTAGTCCTAAATCATACCCCATATCCAACACACGTCGTAATTGTGGAGTTACAAAAGCCATGAAATCACTCTCCTATTTTCGCAAGAAATTCTTTTCCTAACCGTTTACCGCCCCACGGTGGACAGTTCTTTCCGTTTACATCAAAATGATAACAAACGATTTTTGCATTTTTGCAGTATCGGCGTATATATTTAATCGTTTTCCGCACGGCTCGAACTTGCGCGTCAGTATAGGCGTTTACTGCGTTACATAATTCAATGCTGACAGTGTTTTCATTTGTCAGACGTTTGTAATATCTTCCACCCTTTGCACTCTGCCTAGCACCGCCAACGGCATACGCAATTTGATTCAAAGGGATAGATTTAATTGTTTCGCCGTTTGACGATATAAAAAAGTGTGCGCCAGTGCTACTCTTTTTTGTCAAGGATGGTGGATTTCGGAAATAATCGCAATTATTTTTTGCAGTGTCTCCCTTATTTCCAGTGTAATGAATAATAATTGCCTTAACTGCTTTCCGTTTTCGCTTTCCATGCCATCGCTTTCTATTTGCAAGTATTTTTTTCATCTTCTTCTACCCCTTTCCGTAGTTGATATAAGCAGTTTTTTAATTTTTTAGGTATCGGAATTATCTTTCCGCATATTTCCAAAATAGAAATACTTTCATTGATGGAAAAGAAAATAATAGTAAAGGCTCGAAAACTTTCTTGCCCTGTCATTCGGTCAATTTGGTAGGACAATCCCACTAACATAATTGAAACACATTTTTTTATCAAGCCTTTCCAACAAATGGACGAAGATAATTTTTTGAAATAAACACCTTCAACCAAAATCCCACAAACCATATCCATAGTCATAAGGGTTAGTAAGATTATCAAAGAATTGTCAACCTTTCCAAAAATTCGATTGAGTAAAATTCCTAAAAAACCGCCAACCACTGACAATGGGTTACATACTTTGTGAATCCAATCCGAAACTTGTTCCATCTGCCATTTCCTCACTTTCCGCAAGATGTAAAACCTCACTATAATCTCTAACACGCACCTCAATCGGCTCGGCTAGGTATGCACTAAATTTTTCATTGATTTTTCTAGCAAATTCTTGTCTTTGCCACAAAAAACTTGCTCCGCTGATTCCAACCTTTGAATTGTTCGCTATAATCTCACCGCTTAACAATCTTTCTTTCTTTTCTTTCGGTGTTGTTACTCCTAAAAATTCAAGAAATTCATTCAGCGTTTTTTGTTTTAATTCATACAACTTATCGAAAATCTGCGGCACTTTCATATCAAAACATTTTACTTGGTTCAAGTCCTCAAAATTTCGATATGTATACAAAAATGGTAAACCACCCTCAAATTGCTCCATTAAATTCTTAACGGATAACTTTTGGCTTTCGGGTGCAGATACCATAATTGGAAATTTTTGTAAGTCGACATTTGACCAAATACCCATTTCCAATTTTTGTAGGCGTGTGGCAAACATATCGCACACTTCAAAAGTTGGCATTGTGACGGGGTTGTTCAACCCATAAACGCATTTATCAGCTTCCACATAGTCGGAAAAAACCACATTATATCCAGTATAGCCCGTGAAATAGTTATACATATCCATGTTATTGGATGGATTCGCACGAGTGTTGATAAGCGCGCCGTCCTTTACATATGCCAAAGCACGCCCATCTTCAAAAAATGCCAACTCTAAAAATCGGTCATTCATACTATCGGGTAATTTCCACTCGAATATCGACATCGCAATATTTTTCAACCAAGCAAAATAAAACGAATAGATAACTTGCCAACGTTGCGCTTGCTCCTTGTTTTTGTCTTTCTTTCTGCTCAAATTTTAACTCACCTCATTTCCCTGTGAATAATCATAAATCGTGCTAGGATTATGCCAAAAAGTAATGCCGTTTACAAGGTCACGCTTTATCTTTGCCAAGTCCTCTTGCGGAATGTCTGCATATACGTTGGCTTGACTACATCTAACGTAATTCCAATTTGGACGCCCTGTTATGTTTGGCTTTTTCAACTGATTCACTTGGTAACCAAAAGCACTGAAAAACTGGTCAATTGCTTTTATTTGGTCTTTCTTGGCGTTTTTGATGTAAAATCTTGGTGCAATATTTCCATTAACTACGGATATATCACTTGCACCCGCTATTCCACTGACATTTGGTGACGTCATTTGGTGCATTTTCTCAAGATTTTTTTCTGCCATTTCTGCACTTTTTACGTTTGTATATAATGAATCAATAGCGCTAACTTGCGATGTACCATAATTTGCAATGTCCGAGCCTGTTCCCTCTCCTTGCATACTCATTCCAAGCAAAGACGCCCCACCTGTCAAGATACCACCAACTGTTCCGCGTGTTTGTGACATGATTCTGTTCATGTTTTGATTCCGCAAATTCATTTCTTGCTGACGGAAGTAGGCATTTTGATTTGTTGTGTACGGTAATTCGGGATAAGTTTGAGAATTAAAACCAAAATCGGGGTTATCTCCTGTGCTTGTTCCTACCTCATAATTTATCGGCACAAACTGTATACAGTTATTTTCCGTAATGTGAGCATATGCAGTAAATGTTATATCGTTTATGTCCTTAAAATTTTCAAAACGTAATTCCGAACCACTGTTTGCGGAATTGCTACAAACTAAATAGTGATAAGGATAAGTAAAGCATTTGTTGTTTTTCGGCACATAACCGCTAATATTTGTGTGTTGTACTGGAATACTAATATTATCAAAGGTGCTATATGTTTGCGTTGATACTCGACTATCGTTAATTGTTAATTTATCAAAAGCGAGTTTTGGCACACAACTAACAAATGCAATACCCCCGCTAACTTCATCATTGATAACAGATAACCTTGCTTGTACTGCTAAAATTCCAACTTCTGTATTAGGAAACGCCAGTACATCACATGGAAAATAAACACCATTTGCTTTTTGTCCACCACTCATTTGAGGGTGTCCAATCGTTGAATCAATATCATAAAGCGTTCCGACAACATAACCACCGATTTGGTAGGGTGATTCGTCAATCCCTATCTTTTGTAAATTCCACTCACTAGGACTAACGCT